GTAGTACTGCGGATCGCGTGGCATCATTGCAGACTTTGTATAGGGTCGCTGAGGCCGTCGAAAGCTGGTCAACCGTGAGTCATCGTTGCGCAGTGGGAGCACGGTGCCTTTGTGGCTCATGGTCATCACTTCGGCATAGTGGTACTTCACATCTGCGATATCGATGTTGAGCGCGTTGGCGATGTACCACAGCGGGTTGCTACTCTGTAGCGTGGCTATGACGTCGTCCGTATAGCGTAGGTCATCTCGGTGAATCATAGGAATGTCAACTGCCCTTCTTTGCGCTTATGGCGTTTGACGTTGTCCGTGTAGGTGCCGTCAAAATCGCCGTCTTTGAATCTTCGTGTGATGTCAGTGACCGCTGCTCGGTGCGTGTTGTGCGCCAAAGTGTCGGCTGATTCGTCATGGTGATTGATACACAACTTGTATCCGTCGAGTTTGATGATGCCAGTCTCGACGGAATGCAAAAACGGTGCGATGTGAACAAACATCGAATAATACGATCCGTTCCGCACATCCACGTAGTACTCGCCACTGGTTCCGCGTAGCTCTTTGCCCTGAGATGCAACGACAATCATAAAGTCAGTCGTTGTGAGCTCGGTGCGTTGACAATACAGAAACCGACCCCATAGCGGTATGATTTCAGCGTTTGCCTGTTCTTTGATCATAAACGTGCGACTCATAGGTATCCCTCCTGTACTAAGAAGTACCAGCGTTTCATGCGGTCAACTGGCAAGCCAAGACGACGCGCCGCTTCGTGCCGTGTCTTGGAATCAACGAGGATTGCGCGCTGTTCTTCGGTGACGACGGTCTTGACTGTCGGTGTGCGTATGCCAAGTTTGATACGCCACTCCCAGACGGAACTCGTGCAAACACCTAGCGCCATTGATGCGCGCTTATTGCTAAACTTTGACCGCAATATAGCCATGACCGACGGTGTCAACCGTAACTCCTCGACACGCTTGCCAATGTGCCGTCGGCGTAAGCGTTCCAACGTGTTGTACGAAATCTTAAACCGCTTGGCGAGCTTCCTCGAAGTGGCTGATGATTTGAACGCAGCGAGCAACTCCGGAGTGACTTCGTGTGGACTGCGCCGCTGCTCGCGAGGTACAACGGCTTTGCGCAGTATGCATATCCAAGACTGGGTCGTTCCGTGCTTCTCTGCCATTGCGCGCTGGGTCATCTTCTTGTTGAAGAGGTCGCGACGAAACTCTTCGCCGCGACCCTGTACGTACCGCTCTGCGCTCTCGGGGTTGTATTTCATATCTTCGGCCGCTTCTCTGCGAATTGCTCCGCGATCCGCATCGCACCTTCGACGGTGTCCGAGGTGAAAGCGTGCTGTACTTTGGTTTCCTGTGTGAAGACGTCGACGCGGAACCGGCCAGCGTAGGTCATGGCGCAGGTGAAGACGAAGGTGCGAGACTTCGTCTTGTGCGTTGCCTTGATGCGTGAGCCGTCGCGAATCCATGTCAGAATTGGCATTCTTTGCGGTTCCCTTCTTTGCGCAGTGCATCGACGTACGCCACCGCAGCATCACGGGTATAGCAAAGTTTGATGCTGGCAGATCCATCAGCGTGCTCGGCTTCGACTTCGTAGTAGTGCCCCATCGAGCGAACCCAGACGCGCATTGTCAACCATCGATAATAGAGTTCTAAGCGGGTCATTACTTGCTCTTTTCTGCTGATGTGTCGATGATGCGCTCGATGTCGACAATCTCCCAATCCTCGGTCTTGTATCCCTTGTAGATGTCGTGTTTGCTGCCGAGGTAATGAAATATTCTTTCGTGTATCCCCAGCGAAAGTTTCTCGTCTTTTTCTTTGACCGCCATCAAACACGGGGTGTAGATTCCTTCCGTCCATCGAATAGTAAGCTTCACCAGAATCATAATTTCCACCACCAAAGAACAAAGAAAACTAGCCACGCATAAACAAATAACCAGAACATGTCGCGTTTTGTCCCGTACAACAAGACGTGTCCCAAAATTATCCATCCGGTAATTACTGCAAGAACAAGACCAAACATTAAATAAACAGGCATCACTTCCACCTTTCAACGATGGCGGTGCTCAGCATGAACACCGCAGCCATCAAGACCACACCGACGAGCACGGTCACCACGGGTATTGCTCTCCATTCTCTGCACGTTGTCGCATCAATTCTGCAACGGCAATCTTCAACGCTGGAAATATCGCAACATCATCACCGATGAAAAACTCTACCTTTGCGGTTTTACGCTCTCCGTATATCTTTTCATCGTAGTCCTGCGGACGATCATGCAACACCGCTGTGCAGGCTTTGTCGCCGCTCTCGATGTTGTAATACCTGAACGTCATTTTTACGCCTTCAGGTACCAGCGTGATATTCTCGGTATGGTTTTGGTCGGTCAGGTGCAACATACCAAACGCGTTTGCCAACCCGTCAAGACTGCAATCTTTGTAACTACGCAATTCATTTTCGCGTACCAACTTACGATAAATGCGCATATCTTCATAGTATTCTTGGTCGTAATCACGCACTGGTGTTTGCTTTGCTTCCTCGGATGCAAACCATTTAGGAAAGAGTAGTCTCATCATCGCTTGCCCTCTTTGATTTCTTCGTCGCTGATCATGCTGGACTCGTAGAGCATGGCGCAGGTCTTGGTGTAGAGCTCGCCGACCAAGTGTTGCAAGGCATAGTGCCTCAGTTCGTCGGGATGGTTGCGGTACAACAGCACCATCCCTTTGATGTCGACCAGCGCCCGCTCTGCTTCGACTGCGTACTCTTTGATGTTGTTGATGTGTGTTTGTTTCACAGCATTTGCTCCTGTACTGGCATGGTGTCAATTTGCTCGATTTGCTTCACGATAGACTGTGCGGTTTTCGCCATTGTGGCAATATCTTCGTAGTGTGTGTACGCATCAAAGTGCGTGTCGGCACGTTGCGCTTGCGACAGATGCGTGCGTATGCGCTCGTTGAGAATCGCGATCCGGTCAGTGAGTTCTTGTCGTTCAATGCGGCGTTTGGTGTTGCTCATCGCTCGCCCTCCTCATGTTCTTTCTTGCGTTGCTCGATAACCCGGGACAACTGCGCCATCCTCGCCATTAGTGCGGTGTACCGTTCTTTTTCTCGCATCGTGAGGTACACAAACAACCGTTGGCGCAACTCGCGAACCTCTGCGCTGATTTGCATCAGGTCAGCGTCAATCGTTGGCTTACTCATCGATGACACCATCGAACACCATGTGCACCCAATGCGTCCCGCAGATGTGGTCAGCGTGGTGCTCGGTCTTCTCGAAGATGTACGAACAGCCACACGGTGCGGTCAGTGTGATTGAGCCGACCCAAGACTTTTGCAAAACGCGAAGTATGGATTGCTCAAACTCATCCAACTTCTCATAGTCGAACGTCGCTTCTGCGGTCCGTTGCTGCGTCACAATCTTGACGCGATACGTCGGCGCCTCCATTGCGCAGAGCCAAGTGATAAACGTGTTCTCCATCGCCATGCCTTTCTGTGTAACAAATGCCCACGTCGCTATATTACCGTATACACATTCATCTTGTCAACTCCTATCTTTGATGAGTTTTTGACGAGTTGCTGCAATGCTACAATGAAGGTGCAACAACAGCCGGTCATTAGATATCGTAATCAAGCCGCTGTAGGCTCTGCTCGGTGACGACCGGCGCAACGGATGACGAGCGTGCACCTAACGGCATCCAATGCGCAGACAGCAGATACAAAGAGGCCCCGCATCGATTAAGATGCGGGGCCTCTTTGCATACACCAACGCCGCCCCGTGATGGAGCGGCGTTGGTGCAGATGACCGTCTGCGGGAAAGGCACCGCGTACGACATTTGTATTGTATCACCGCGATGCAGTTCTGCCAAGAATAGGACACCGCGGTAATGAGTTCATTATACTACGGTCTCGATGGCCATTGCGTCACATTCCACACAATGTTTTCGGTGATGTCTCGCAGTTCTTGACGATAGACGCGCCACGCTTCAACCTGCGCCTCGGTAAGTGTCACGTCGGGCAATTGCGTGTAATCAGAATTAACGAGCCTTAGATTGCGTTCTGTGCGAAGTGCGTCCATCGCTTCGGCTTCGGTGTACGGTCGCTCTTCGACGTCGGCACCGTCGGGCAATACTGCGTACTGCTCTCCGTACTCATCGAAGTATTCGTACGAGATCGCGACGGGGTTATAAATCCGGTAAATCATAGCAGCACCATGTGGAATATTGGCGATTCGCTGTCGCTGTCTTCTGTGGTGACCTGTAGCGTGCGGGTGCTTCCGCTGGTCGTTGCTCGGTACTGGACAACGTCGCCCGCTTTATAGAATCGCACGACGTTATGTGTGAACTTGTGGTCTCGAGCGGTGCCTGCGGTCATGGTGCACACGGTCACGCCGTTATCGACGATGTCGCCAGTAATATTATGGCCCGTGTCCAAAGCGCCAATAACCTGAATTAAATAATAGCCAGCGATAGGCACGGTAATGGATGAGCCCGACCACGTAATGTCTCCGCCGCTGTCTATTTCCGCTTGCCATGTGACGATCACGCCGGCCGTGGTGATGCTCAGCGTTGCGGTGCGGGTCAATGAGAGAAACACCGCATCATCACGCCGCTCCACGGTGCTGACGCGCTCGGTCAGCAATTGCGCCTCGTTAGACTTCAGCCAAATCAATGCGCACCTCCTCAACCCCTTGCGAATTCATCGACAACGACACCGCATAGACTTTGCGCGTCAATGGCGTAACCTGTTTGACGTCGACATAGACCAAGTCGCCGAGATAGTAATCACGCCCATAGCGCCAAGTACCAGTCTGCAGTACTTCGATATCAAATGCGTTGATGCTTAGTCGTTGATGACGAAACCGCGAAAAGGCGAGATTGAACAACTGAGTCGTGTTTGTTTGGTCTGCGCCTTTGATGTATGCTTCGCGCAAATCAACGCCCGTTGGCGCCGTCGTTGGGTATCGGCTGCGCAGATTGTTTTTATCCCTGCCTTTGCCGACCGCATGAAACAACGATGCGTAGTTCATCACGTTTGTCGACTGGTTAAGAGTGCCGATGGTGTTGTTCTCTTGGCTGAATTTGATGTAACTGCGCCGGTCGGCTCCAAGGTTGTCAGCGTAGAAAAACGAATAGTTGAGCGTGGCAATGGTGAAGCGTACGTCAAAGTCAAGGCCCCCAGTGTCTGCCACCTTGACCATTGTGTTCAATACGTTTTCACCGCTGCATGATACTTCGATTGCGGTGCCAATACCGCTATTTACCGAGTCGGTAGCCGTGGTGACTCGACCGTCAACCCAACGTTGAAGCGAAGTGCCGTAGCGTCGTGTCAGAGCCGCGGTCATGTGTGGTGGATTACCGGTGGCCAGGCTCCCGACGTTGCGGTTCCATAGCTGGGACATGATGGACGATGCCGTGGTGTAGACAGACGTCTTAAAAAACGACGCGCCCAACAAATTTGGATACCAAGCGACGATACGATCTGACAGAATGCACTTCGCATCGACCGCGGTCACGCTAAGAATGGGATTCTGTCCAAATGAGCGATTCCAAAACCGTATGAAGCCAACAAACTCCGTATACGCTTGCATACCGATTGCGGTATCGCTTCGGATAATCTCAATGATGTATCCGTAGTCTAAATCCTCGACGACTGGCGCATTGAGATTTACGGAGAACGTCGCCACGCTTGGCGTGTTGACTTTGTGAACCACTGCAATGTCCAACGGGGTGACGATGCCAAGCGCCACCCCTGCATTGTCGTACAGTTTGATTGTGTACTGTACTGGCATGGCTAAGCCCTGCTAATCGAGAAACTAACACTAATTATTGTCTGAGAAGCTATGCTACTAAGAGACGATACGCGTACAACATCACCAACAGCAGTTATGTTTACAAATGCTGTATGCGTAATTTGATGCTCACCGGTTCCCGATGATGCTGCACGTGTAAGGTTTACAAAAGCGCCGTTTACTGTTATGCCCAATATACGATTGCCTGTTGTGCCTGTTCCAAATTGACCAAAACCCGAAACGAGATACAGTCCAGTACGACGCACCGTGATTTCACCATTCGTCGTATTGACACTGAAAATCTTGTCATTACTCACAGATGATGCGGAATATGTACCAGGTATATAAAACGTATTGGCAAGGGTAAGCGTCGCTGACCCACCGGTCATAAATGCATAGGATTGGTACGGTAACTGTGTCGTCGTGCCATACATTGCATACGATGGTGTGACTCCAGTGATAACCGCGCCAGCCACAATAACCGTACCAAGTAGTACATATGTCTGACCGGATAACTGCGCATCGGTTGCAACGACAAGCCGCACGGAGTAGGCGCCAATCGTTGTACCCGCGACGCTCCGCGATACGGTCAACGCTCCTGCGGTGTCGTTAACGAGGATTGCCACGTTGTAGGTAGCATTGGCCAGCGTTGACAATACGATGTTTTCCGACGCGGTGTTCTCGTAGAAGAAACCACCAACGACCGCAGCGCCGTCTTGGATGGTCAGCGTGCCTCCGCTGTTCGTCATGGTAAACAAATTGCCGACCTGGAGAACGCCGTTGCTCAGTGTCTTGGTTTCCATTGCGGTCAGTCGTGAGGATGCATAGCCCGCGCCGACGTTACCATCGCCAAACCCTGCGCCCGTTCCCGTCGCCATTCCCAAAGATTGCTCAGCCATTGCTTAGACTCCTATATAACGCGCTGCGTAGTACATGATGACTTCGGAGTCGGTATCTGTTCCAGATGCCGATACAGAAATGGTATTCGTTCCGTTGAGAATCGTGGGGTCAGGATACAGTCCCCAATTGACCAAGTTACTGTTGATGTTTAACGCTGCAAACTGATTTACACCGTTCTGATCAACGACACTCTTTTTTCCATAGGCCAGGTCAATGGTCCATATCTGACCAGCTGGTATGGGGTCATCGAACTGTATGATATTGCCAAGTCCGTCGACAATGGTCAGGTCTGTCGCAGGCCCTGTGCATTGAATGCGAGGAAATGATGGCCATGAGCCGAGATAATTGATAGTTGCAATGTTGTTAATGCTCCCCGCTCCGTACGGTACCGGATACGGTTTCGGATATGGTGTTGGTGTTCCAAATGCGGCACCGCTGATATATCTTGTCGTTTCGTATAGGTCGTACCATGTTGGGTCGGCTGCGCGCAACTGGATAACACCGCGCACTGTGAAGTCTCGCGCATCGGTGTCCATGGTCAACCCGCCAACGACCTGCACATCGATTTGTCGTGCAAATGAATTGGTACTAAATGTTAGTTGCGCGATATCGTTGCCGGGTTTGAATACTTGCAATATCTTTTCCCGTACGTTAAAACTTTCCGTGAAGGATGTTGCAGGCGCAACAAACGGTAAAGAAATGATGCGAGGGTCGAGACGAAAGTCGATATCGGTATCGCCGTTTTGAAACGGGCCGCGCTGGGTAATGCGGTGCAATGGAGCAAGTCCCCAGTTCATTGTTCCGGTTAGATACACTCTGTACGGAACAAATCCAGTGTCTGGACTTGTATCGAGTAAATCGAACCAATATTCTTTTCCGCCACGTTTGAATATAGTTGTCATTACACGCTCCCCATCGTCATCATCCATGCGCGTGCGTCGGAGATGAGTGACGATTCACTTTGCATGTTGCTGTAGTTTGCAGTGAGATTCAGCGTCACGTTTTGACCGTTGGTGTTCGTCGTCAAACGAGATCGCCCTGTGTTACCTGTTGCGCCTTCTCCGTCGCCTTCGCCATCTCCGCCGCCACCAAAGAACGACGTCACCGCACTCCATGCAGCACGAGCGGCGGCCATTAGCGCATCTTTGACCCAAGCGGCGCCACTCTTGATACCGTCGGCAACACCTTGAATCATGTTTGTTCCCAACTTCAACACTTCGGGTTTGATTGTTGTGAAGAACGTCATCAGGTTCTTGTCGAGGGTCTTGAAAAATCCCCAGAGGTCTTCGAGCGCAGTGCCGACCGTCGTTTTCAATGTCGTCCAAGCGCCCATAAAATCACCCTTGACGAGTTTTGACAACACCGTAAGAATACCGGTCACCGCCGCCATAACCGTGGTCACCAATGAGAAGAACGTATCAAGCACCGTCTGAATATATGGCCATGCAATGGTAAACGCCTGACTGAGCAAATCCCACGCGATGGCGGCACCTTGGAACGCCAATACTAAGACATCGCGCACCGTTGTGGCGAGCGCACCGAGCAACGTTTGCAAACCCTCCAAAAACGCCATAACCGTAGGCGATCCGAGGTAGTCCGCAATTGCAGTACCTGCGCCAACCATGGCATTGACAAAGATAGTGCCGAAGGTAGTCGCCGCGTCGGTCAGTGGTTGCAAGAAGACCAGCACCGAAGCGAGCCCACCGTTGAGCGTCTCGAGTACGCCCGGTATACCTGCGATGGCATTGCGGATCATGTCGAAGACTCCCGACGTGGTGCCGGTTTCTTGCATCGAGGTTATCCACCCAGACAACGAGGTGACCACGCTTGCAATGATGGGAACGACGGTGTCGGACATGAATGTACCGAATTCCATTAAGATGGGCATCAGTGCTTCGCCAAGGGTCTGCTTAACGTCCGCCATCTTCTCTTGAAGTACGATTTGTTGTCCTGCGTAGGTGTCCACCGCAGCCGCCGCACTTCCGCCGAATTGGGTATTGAGTTCCGCCATCATGACTTCTTGGGCACCTGCGACGTTGCCCGCCTCGACCATGGCTTTGATCATGGCTTCTTGGTCTGCAGTGAACTGCACACCGCTTCGGCTCAGCGCCGCCAAGCCCGCCACAGGGTCATTGAGTGCTTTACCGACTTGCATCGCTGCGCTGTTCAAATCCATCCCCAGCGCTTGCGACATGTCGAGGATGGATTGCGTCGCGAGTCCAAAGTTGCGCCCTTCGATGTTGGTAAACGTTGCGAGAACGTTCTGCGCGCCAAGGATGGCATCGTCAGAGAACAACGATTGACCCGACGCGGCACTCATGTTGCTCGCCAATTCCGCCATTTCTTCGGCAGTATATCCCGCTGCGAATCCCGTGGACTCAACGACGGCTTGAGTCTGCGCCATTACGGAATTCCACGCGCTCGCCTCGTCGATTGCGCCACCGATAAAGTCAGTGACCGCACCGAGTGCTTGCTTACCCAAATCCAGCGCCATACCTGCGATGCCTTGGCCGATACCTTGCAAGACACCGGTCATCGTTGCGCCCATGCCGGAAAACGAAGAGCCCGCTTTGGTGGCGTTTTTGCCAACATCGTCGAGCCCGTCGTTCACGGCTTTGGTCGTCTTTGTCGCGTCGTCTTCGCTCTTAAAGCGAATCAGTACCGTCTCTTCGGCCATTACTTACTTCCTTCGCTCGCGTACCTTGCGTTCGATTTGCATCATGACCAAGTCTTCTTGAATGACTCGCCATGGTACCGCTTCGAGTTCCGTAGGTGTGCAGTGGTACACATCGCGACACATAACGAGCCGTATATATTCCATTGGCGCTTCTTCGCCCACCCAAAGGTGAGCGCTGAGCGCCGTTCTTAGTTTCCCAGTGATGGCGACAACGAACCAAGCACGGCTTTGACGATTGACGGAAAGTGTTTCGCCGGAATGTCTTCAAAGTCGCCCTCGGTAACGGTGACGCACTTGCGCAGGATCGCAACGGTGACACTGAGGTCATCTTTGCCCGCCTGCAGTTTGACCAAGTCGCCAATGGTCAATTTCGAATCGTCTACGGTGTATTCATGTGACATGTGGGGTGTCTCCTTTGTAGAAATTGTGTGGGGCTAAATGTTGGCACGCGGTCACGCCCCACCATGACCGCACGCCCTACTATGCGACGTCAGTGTACGTAATTGCGGGACACCGTACAGTGAAGGAAACCATCAAGGCATCGGCTGAGGATGCGTCAACGGCTGGATAGTCGATGGATGTGATGTAGCCGGTGGCTGCGGTCTCGATTGAGTTTGCACCCGAAGCGGCGCCACGTGGAAGCCACTTGATTTGCACTGCGCTTTTCGCTGCGAAGGCACCCTGCGCAACCATGAACGGCTCTGTGGTGATGGTCTCGGTGTACAAGATATTGACCGTCACATCGACGGGCTCGTACTTGCCCAAGAGAATAATGGCGCCGGCACCGTCCAAGGTGTACGTGTCGGAGTTCATCACTGTAGCGGTTGCGGCGTCGACGCTCTGCGTGGCTCCACTGATATCGACGTACGATCCGGCGCCGACTTTGATGCTTACCGTTGAAGCGACGCCGTTGACTGCGGCTGTGGTTTGTGGCATGGTTCAGTCTCCTATTGGTTAATCTCACGGAATACAAGGGTCGCCACGACGGCGTCATAGTTACGGCCCGAAGCCGCTGGGAACTCCAAGACCTGCGCACGGCATCGAAGGTCAACAACTGCCCACGATGGCGCCGTTAATGTTTTGACTGCGTCGTGATACGCAGCCAAGTACGATTCAACGTTTGGCGCAACGTCCGACAAACCAAGCCCCATCCCCGCTGAGCGGAGTAGTGCAAGGTCTGTAATGGTCCATTCCGCCATCATCACATGTCCAGACCCGCCGAGCGTCTTGGTTTGCACCCGTGCGGAACTCATGCCGATGGCGCTGATGATACGCATGGGGATGTCTGCGATTTCCGCAGAATCCCGAAGCGATGAACCGCGGTATACCGTGGTCACACCGCTGACCGTCATAGCCTCGACCGCGTCAAGGATGCTGTCGAGTTGCGACATTACGAGTGCCTCACGTATTTCTTGATGATGGTTGAGACATCGGTCGGAAACCGTGCCGGTGCCATCAGCACGCCGTCTGCGCTGATGATGTTGCGGTCTGTATCCGGGCCGCCTTCGCGTCTTCGGTACAGATATGCGCCGAGCATCAACGTGGCGCTTACGATGTCTGCTGGTGGCGTTGTAGAGTATGCAAAGCGACCGACGACCGAGATGGAGTATTCCGGCGTGCCGGTAAATGTCCACTCAATTCTTGCGCTGTCTTTGAGTCGGATTGCGTACCATGGTTTGACGTTGATATCGATGGTCACGACGTCTGACAGTGCAATAGCGGTGCCGTTGCCGTTGGTTATCGACGTGATGGCGCACAAGTCAGCACCGAGCCACAAGGTGCGCCCGTCGTCCTCAAGATCGCCCAACACTTCGCGACGGTACAACGGTGTGTAATACCGCGTGGTGTCTGCGGCCGCTTCGAAGACTCGGTGCGTCTGTCGCTCTATTTCGGTCTGCGCACGGGTCACCGCATTGCCGAGTTGTGTGTCGTCCGTCGTTGCGGTTGCGCCGATGTACGCACGCAAATCCGCTGCGGTTGCGTATGGCATTTAGACTACCTTCGTGGTGCGCTTCGGCTTCTCGGTTGGCTCTGATTCCACTGCGACGGCTGAGCCTTCGTCAATGAGAATCTTTGCATCCACTTCGCTGACTTCGATGATATCCCCGGCTTGGAACGTCGTACACGCCTTAGTGGCTGCGTCGCGAAACACGATGCCGGATAACATTTGTACTTTCATTGTGGGGTCTCCGTGTGGTAGGGAGGTGTCAAGGATTCCTTGACACCTCCCTGATTGACTAAGCGTGGACGCCGACTGCGAACGCTTCGATTTGGGTCACGTCGCCACCGTAGCGCCATGAAGCGACGATGTAGGTCAAGCCCTTGCGCACGTCGCGCCATCGCTCAATCTGGACACCGCTTGCGCGCTCGACAAATGCGTAGAACGAGTAGTTGCCGAAGATAATCGACTTGTTGGTCGTGGCAATCGCTGGGATTTGCGCCGACAACATCACCGGCCAACCTTCGACCGTGCGCTGACCGTTCACGGTGTCCGTGATGCGGTTGTAGTTGGTCAGGTCGAGGGTCTTCAATGCGCCCCAAGTGGAGTTCTGCATAATGAAGCCGGTTTCACCGTTGGTCAGGTATTCGCCTGCAACGTCGGTGCTGAGCCCGACAATCTGCGCGTTGGTGATTGCCGTTGCGCTGAATGCGAAGGTGTTGGTGATTCGTGGCAACAAACCCCAAGGCTGCGAAGAACCGGTACCGTTGACGATGTAGTTGTTGGCGCTGACTGCCATTGCCCGTGCGATTTCGTTCTGCAGGAACTCTTCGAGGTTTGACGAGGTATCGGCCATCAACTCATCCGACAAAGCGAATTCGAGGGTGTCTTTGTAGAGTTGGATGGTCTTCGAGTTGGCGAGGTTTGGCTCGCTGGCTGTTGCGGTCACACCTTCGGCAACGATTCCGGGAGTTGCCTTGGTGCTCTGCGCAGGCATAATGTGCTTCCAAGATTCCGTGGTGACACGAGTGAAACCAATTTGACCCAAGAACGAGAGTTCGTCACGACGTGCCGTGATGGTGCGGTTGATGGTCGTTGGAACGGTGAAACCGCCGTCGTTGTTCGTTGCTTCGGTCAGTGTCTTCGTTGCTGACTTTTTGGCGTTGTGCAAGGTGTTCATCACCGATGCATCGTCGCTGCCACGCATGAACGATTTGTACGCCTGGTGGTACTCGTTGGTGTCAAATGGGCTCACTGATTCGACCGCAGCCGGTGCTGCCTTCATTGCTGGTCCGCTGTGGATCGTGCCGCCTGCGACGGGTTCGCCTGCGAGCTCGCTGATTGCAGCCTTGACTGCGTCCTTGATGTTTTCCATGGTGTGTTGTGTTTCCTCTGTAGATACTGCGGTTTTGATATCGTCATGACCGGTGTTCGCTGCCGCAGTGCGCACAGTGGTTCCCTTGGTCGAGACTTCGGTAGTGGTTCGGGGTTCCGCTGGGGTTGGGGTCAGTGAGATTTCACCGACGACCCATCGCTTGATTTCGCCGTCGACGCGTTCAACGAGGTGAGGCAATGCGCCGGTCGAGAGACCAAGTGCGCCTTGCTCCGCGAGCTTCATCACGTCGGCTGCGTATTTGTGCCTGCGGTCAAGTTCGATTTGCACATCGATACCGGTGTCGGTCGGTGTCCATACTTTGACCGTGCCAATCTGCGACTTTAAGCCTCCAAGTGCGTGGTCGTAGTAGACAGGCATCCCAACGAAGGGACGCGTACCGCCGAAGTCGGTGTCTTTGCTGAATCGGTCGCCGGTCAAATCCTCGCCACCGTAGACAACACCGGTGCCCTTAAGGGTGAACGGTGCGACGGCTTTGATAGCGTGTGGTGTTGACTTCATTTGACCCCCAGCAATCGACGTGCGAAGCGCTTTGTTGCTTCTTCGTTCATTGTCGCGGTGTTGTCAAGGGCTTTGTCTTCGTCGTCCATGTGTGCCGATGCGACGCCCTCTTCGACCGGCTCTTCGACCTCTGCGACGGCTTCCTCGGCCATCTCTTCGGCCATCTCTTCGACCATCTCTTCGGCTTCGGCTTCGACCGGTGCTTCAGCAATCAGTGCGGCCTCGGGAATAATCCAGAGCTTGCACAGTGCGTCTTCTTCGATGTCGCCTTCGACGATCTCGCATCGGTTGGCGAGGTAGAACACACAGTTCTTGCACGCCATGCCTTCGGCCTTAAAGGGATTGCCTTCTGCGCCGATGTAGTGCGCACCGTTGGCACCGATGCCCTTGTCGAAAACACCGTACTCTTCAACGATGCTCTCGTACATGTCGTACATCACCACCTGACGCTCGTTGAGAATCGTTGATTCGTCGATTGCCTTGGTAGCGCTCTTTGGTTTCATGCCGTCATAGCCAACAGTACGAAGTGCCTTCATTGTTTCGCGATTGTGGTACGCCGCCATGCGTAGCGCTTCCATGTCGCTCTCGGAATGCCGACGTGATGCTTTGGTGCTCATGCTGTTCTCCTCTACAATACGACGTGCCCACGCACGCCCCTCATCGCCGCCCCATCCGTACCAAGCTTGCCACCCTTTGCCCTGCTCGTCCCACGTCTCACCCTCTTTGTCAATCTCGTGACGGTCGAAGTATGCAACCATGCGTCGCACCGTCTCGAAACTGACCGGCTCACGGTTGGCGAGTTGGTTCGCACGCGCCAAGCCGACCGGAGTCATGCCCTGCTGACTCGGTGGCTTCTCCGCACGCACATCGAGCGCACGCTGTGCATTGTCGGCGACCGCCTGCGGTGCGATATACGTCGCCTTCATAGTTTCTCCATTGCTTGCGCGACGAGCGCATTGAGACTGCCGTTGTTTTGTATGGTCTCCGCTGCATTGCCTGCGGTGTTCCATCGTCCTTTGTGAATATCCGCCTGCTGGTCTCCCACGACGTACGGAGCGTATGACGCGGCACTCTGTAGCACCGCATCATCGCCTTGCAAATCGACGCGATACGACCGGTTGAGCGCTTCGCTTCCCTTCAGCGTTGACCCGGTACCACGTTTGTATGGCACCGTGATGTTTCCGCGTCGTATGTTTGCCATGACAAAGCGCCGTTGCTTCTCTGACTTAAACTTCATCGAGCCAGCGCCAGGTGGCGGTGGCTTGTCTTCGTTTAACTGCCCCTGGACAAGCACCGCATAGCCCAGCGTGACGGTGCGTATCATCTCGCCAATCTGTGCCTCGCCGATGCGTCCGAGGATTTCCACGGTGATGCTGTTTGCCATCAGCGCACCAACCGCAGTGAGGTGTCGCATCGGCAATTGACGTGCGCAGGTGGACCCGCCGCAACTTCAGCGGGCCACTTGTCTTCAGTCAGTCCGTTCAACTGGACACCGTAGATTTTGCCTGTGCAGATTGCGCAGACTAACTCGTCCGCATCGGTATTCCACACCCGCACCATGTTGACGCCACGCTCTGCTAAGTAATCCTTGTACGACGTCGTTGCCTGCGATGCTGCGCGCGTCGTCTCCGTAATGGCTATCATCTTGGCGCGCACCGGGTCGCTCAGTGGCAACACCGCAGCGGTCACGTCCTGTATCGTCATACCCGGGGTTGTGCGAAACATCTCGATGATTGGCTTGATGCGGTTCGCCGTGGTTTCGTCGATGCGTGCAGTTTCGCGTGGTGTGTAATCAAGCAACCAATCTTGGATGTACCGCGACTGGTCATTGGTATCCATCGGGATGCTAAACTCTGTACTGAGCCGGTCGATGCGCTTGCCCATCGTCGTGCCCAGTTCCGAATCCAAGACCGGTTTGATAACTTCGCGCAACGATGTTTCCGGATCGCGCTCGTTGACGATGTCTTTGGCCCATTGCTCACCCTTTGCTCTCATCTCTTTGATGATGCGGTTATAGATGCGCAGTTCATCCGGTGTCATGTCGTCAACCGGTGCCTTGACCGCGTGGATGACGTCGTGCACGTCTGCTACCGTCATGCCCTTGTAGCAGTGCGACATCACGGCATCGACGTGGTCAGCGGGTATCAGCGCAGAATCAAACGAGGTCTTCGGGTCTCGTCCGCTCTTAATTCTGCGCTCGATTTTTTTTGACAACAACGACCATTCATTGGCTACGGCTTTGGACGTGTTCGCCATGTCCGACGGTGCCGCGGTACCTGCGTCCGCTGGCGCTTCGACTGGTGTGGACTCGGGAGCAACGAGGTCACCGGGCAGAATGACGTCGGCAATGCCGTCGTATCCGAGTATTTGCATAGCCGCCCGAAGCGGTACGCCTGCCTGTGTGAGTTGAAGCAACGAACCAGCACGCTGTGCCTCGTCCGCTTGCATGACGTCGAGTTGCTCCGGCATGAACTGGATTTCATACTTCAACGGCCCGAGTAGTTGCTCGTTCATGACGTCGGCTAACTTCGGCAACCGAGGTATTACGGTTTCGCGCCAAAACGATTGACGATCCGAATCTGCCGTCGCATAGTTCGCCGCCGATGCTTCAAGCATGGTCAGCGGTACGCCCATGGTCATTGCGATCTGCTTCAGCGTGCGCTCTGCTAATTCCGGCATCATCAACGTATTGATGTCTGGCGTAATCTTTTGCACCTTCAACTCTTGCGCTCGGACGAATATCCATTTGAACGCGTTCAACACACCGCTTCCGCGTTGGTTAATCTCAGCGCCCATCCGCTTGAACTCTGAATCATCCATCGAGTCGGGGAGGTTCATCACCGTTACTGGCTGCGCGCCACCTTCGAAGAACATCGACGTAAAGCGGTCAAGATTGTAGGATAACTGCGCGTTCTGCATAGCGACCTGCGCAGGTGCCAAGCCAGGCCCGACGTCGTCCGTAAATGAGTTTTCGCGGAAGTAGACAATCTCTTCGAGCGTCCACGGCCCGTACATCTTGCCGCCAATAACTTGGTTGAACGTGAGGCCCAAGTAGGGATTTTCCAGCGTGCCCAAGTTGGGATTGTATGCGTAGTTCACCGTGGTCGGGTTGAGCGCTTCGAAGCCGACCAACGTCCGTCCCTTGACGATGCGCACCCAATACGCCGCACCAGTCACAAGCAAACTGCGCTCCGTCGCTGCCAAGAGCCGAGAGAAATTCTTTTTCCACGGCCACTCGACTTCGACCCCGTTGCGAAGTAATCGATACGGCACCGAGCTGATCGCATCGGCTCGCAGTTCGACCGCACGGTACAAAGGTGCGACGTGCGCATAGCCGACGTCAGCCGTCTTGATTGTTCCGTTCCGCAACAATTGACCCAGCCAAGCCGGGTTGTTCATGGTCATGCAAAACTCCATTCTACGCGTGGCTTCGATATCATTGCGACCGCACCGCTGGCCGCGTCTACGTAGTCGTCATGCGGTGCGCTGGGGAAGGCGACGACCTCATCGAGAAAGTCCCGCACCCAAGCACCGTTCACCAAGACCACGGCTCCGGCTTCGGCTCTGGCGGCCCAAGGCATAGCTCGTTGGACTTTGTCGCCCTTGACGTCAATACCTTTGAACGACACGTCGGCAATCTCTGGGATGCGTCGCAACTCTTGGGTCGCAGCGAGTCCGTGCTGTGCTTTCTCGATGCCGTGCGTCGTGTCCTTCTCACGTCGCATCGTGTCCACCATGATGCGTCGTACATCGGGCCACTCCGCTTTCACTTTGATACCGTCGGCAATATAGAACACGCCGTCGTGTAAACACACACGGACGGACGCGGTATAGTCTGCGCGCCGTGTGGTCTGACGTCGGTCGTCTTCAGCCAATGGCGCTGGAACATTGCGCCGACCGGGTCGATGAAATCACCATCGACTTCTTGTCGGTACATCTCAGACGTCATCGACTCTTTCAACGTCTCGACAAAGGTGTCATCAAGAAACACGTTATCCGTCGTCTTGCTTCGGATCGTGGCGTAGTCTTTGTGCGTGCCTGCGAAGAGTTGATACACCCAATCTTTGCCGCGTGGTGTTGTCGACATCCAAGCTCGACCGGGTTGCTCGCGCAACGTCGCAATGGACAACGGCCAAATGTCGCTGTCCATCATGGCGACCTCGTCCAACCAAAGCCACCCGGCGTTGGCGCCACGGAGCCGGTCGGGGTTGTCCGCACTGCGAAAGATGATGCGACGGTCACCAAGCAATCGAAGTTCCATATCTGACTTATTCCACGACGTCGCAATGCCTGCCTTCGCGACCAAGCGTAGGATGGTCTCCATGGCGCCAAGTTTGAGCATTGGGTATGTCGGTGCCACGATGAGCCCCGTGGAGCCCTTGGGCTGTCTCAGTGCCTCCACTGCTCCTGCTCGTGTCTTACCGCTGCCACGACCACCGACGAACAGACGAAACCGCGCGTCACTTGCCCAAAACGCTCTTTGGGGTGACGTCTGTGATTGGTGTCGGATCATCAGCGGTGAGGTCGATGACGTAGTCGTTGGGGCCTGTAGTGGAGTGTACATTGTAGGATTCTCTGTAGCTCGGGTCGAGCTTCTTTAGCAGGAACATCACCATCACCGGCGTCGTTGGCGCCATGCTGTACGCCAAGGATTCGAGGAACTCTTGGCGCACTTCGCGACCGCGTCGGGTCGCCTCTTCCACCTTCGCAGCGAACACCGGGTCGGCATCGCGTGCACGGAGTAGGTCGCGCCGGTTGATGTTGCACACCTTGCACGCATCCGTCATAAAACCAAGTCGCTCGATGGCTTCCAAGACTTCCACCTGTTGCAACTTGGTTATGATTGCCGGTTGTGCCTCGCTTTTGACGACGGCCTGCGCACGTGGCTTCTTTGGCGCAGTCAACGCAGCGAATCCTTTGTGACGAACCGTAGCAGTACGTTGACAATCGAAAGCGCATAGACAATGTGCACCGTGTACGCCATCATCTCAGGCCACTGCGCAACCGTTCCGAGTATCATCGCGATCAGGGTCAACGCGTTAACGATGACCGTCTTTGATTTGTACCAAGGTTTCATGTCTTAGCCTCCGTTCATCCGATACCACGACAAAAACACCAACCACGCACCGCCACCGACGAGCATGACCGCGTACACCTGTTGTTCAAGTTTCGCAATACGCTTCTCGAACTCTTTGAAGTTCGCATCGCCGTTCTCGAGTCTTCGCAGTATCTGGTCTTGTTTCTCTTCGATGCGTGCTAACTTGATTTCTACTGACTCGGTCATACTTTTCCCTGCTGATATGCTGCGAACTCATAGCGCACTGCGTCTAGGTTTATTGCTGAGCCCGGGCACGTCTTCTTCGCCGCTGGGTATTCGCGGTGTCCTTTGAGCGTCGTTGCATCCACTGCGATACCGCGCCAATTCATCAGCGCCAACGTTGTGGAGCGCACGAGCCGGTGCACGTCGTCGGGCCATGGCCGCGTGTCGTACTCGCCGACGACTTCGATGCCCCACATGTGAGCGTTGCCAATCAACGATGAACAATGAATACCGGCGACGTTCAACGGGCACATTTGCCAAATACCGTCAAGCTCTGGATTGCGTCCGCCAATGACGAGGAACAGATGGGGTCCGCCTCGCCATCCCATCGCCTCGTATCGTGAACTCATGGCGTTCATCGTGATAGCGCCGTTCCACTGAGATGGCAATGGTCGCCACGTGTGATGCAAGACAACGCCACGCGCCCACGGTGCCGTAGCAATGGGGTCGTGGCGATGCAGATGCGTGTCGAAGTCTTGCACCGTTGCCCAGTGCCGCAGATCGTACGCATACGTCATACGCGCACGCCCTTCCATTGCGTTACCTTTTGCATGAATGCCGATTTGTTCATGCGGTTCACAATGAAGTACAAATCATTGCCAATGACGGTGATGTTGCCGTGCGCATCTTCGTGCGCTCCCAACATCTGCCACCCTTTGTTGATTGCAGGTCGATACCACAGATGAATTGCAAACTTCTTGGAGATGATGCCGTATGAACTCATCGACGTTGCAAACCATTGATTCGCTTTGTCTACCGCGACGAAGGTCTGCGTGGCCGTGTACGTTCCGCCCGGGATGTTTAGTTCTACACTGTTGGGAATTGGTAACTGCGTCATGCTTCGCTCTCCTCTTCGTGTAGTTTTATTGTCGCGGTGTTGTCAAGGGCTACTCCGTCACCCGTGGCAACGTCACTCCGCTCTGTCCTTGGTACTTGCCCCGCTTGTCTGCGTAGGTCACCGCAGGCCGTTCACCGCGAAAGAACATCACTTGTGCGATGCCCTGATTGGCGTGCACCGTGATGTGATGCGCAGTGGCGTTGTGCAACTCGATGGTCAGCTGACCGCGCCACCCCGGCTCCATCGGTGTGCAATTGACGATGAGCCCGCATCGTGCGTACGTTGACTTCCCCACCACGATGCCGAGCACGTCCTCGGGAATGTTGAAGGTTTCGACCGAGCGACACAACACAAATTGACCGGGCCCAATCCGCGTGTAGTCTTGGTGCTCGTAATGCTTCACCGCATCGTCAATGCGCAGCGGGTCGACGTGTGAGTACGGAGCGTACCGCACCCACTCATCCGCCACGCGCATATCGTAGCCAAACGACGTGACCCCGTAGCTAATCACGCCGGGCCGTGCAATCCCCTCGGCAAACGGTGCGATCATCCCTTCGCTGGCTAACCGTGTGATTTCGCGGTCATTGAGTATCATTGAAACGCCTCCCATGCTTCGCCGTAATGCTTCGCGCAAATCGTGTCTACCGCTTCGGCGTACGCTCGGATGTGACTCTGTGAAGTGGAGTGCGTGCGCAGGCTCACGAAGTGCTTCAGCGCTTGTTGCGATGCTGTCCAATAGAAGCGCGTGTACACCGCCAACGGCAACACCATGCGCGCCTCTTCGCGAGAGACCCCGCGGTCAATCAGTTCATCGTAGCGATGCATTGCGTGCCGTATGGCGCTCCGCACGTCTTCGGCGTCCTCGTCGTACATCGCTTCGCCGCTGCCCTGTTTGCTACTGATGCTTTGCTCGTGAACAATCTCAGGCAGATACGCGTGCACCGCTTCGCTGTACCGTTGGCTCACTTCGTTCCACCCCGTATCCACGAAGGCATACGCTGAGCCGACCACGTGCTTGTACCATTGCCGTGCGACGAACTCTGGAGCGCTGACCATGATGGTTATCGGAGAATGACGGAACGGTGACCAGTGGCCGTCCTTCGCCAATCGTCGCACCAACTTTGCATCCTTCTCCGGATCGTGCGCGCCGTCTTTGTCGTAACTCACTCGGGCCGCGTCGGTTATCTTCGTCACCGGGTCGACGGTCATCCAATCGACCAACTCCACAAAACCGTGCTGGCCATCAACGTCAATACGCTTCATCTCATCGCCTTTCCTTGGTTTCATCTGGTCTACCATTGCGTGCGCTCGGAGTTCGTCTTTCATCTCTTCCCCTTTCAATATCTTACAAAGCCAACTAAGAAAGCGAACGCCAAGAAGCAACCAAGGTACAACACCGTCATGCAAAGAACCGCTAAGAAGTACCTCATCGCCACCCCTCTCCTTCGCTGTTAATCGTCGTACTCGTCTTTGTATCGCCGACGTGCTGCTAATTCGTCTTCGTGAGGTATTCTCGTAATATCGCATCCATACGGTTGTCCTTGGGCCCAACAATAGTTGAAAAACATTCTCCAGCTTGGATACTCTCCATGCAATGGCCTTACATACCGCCAATCACCATTGATACGCAAATACAACGATGCGTCGTAAATTGTCACAGAATTATTGTCGCCTTCGATACGAGGATACCCATCGAAATATCGCAATACAACAATGGCATCTTTGCATTGAAGCGCCAAATAAGCAGGGTATCCCAACACGTGCCTTGGCTCATCCCCCAGCCATGCCACGTACGCGTTATGCCACTGGCTATAGATTTTCGGTGTCATTCCCACCTCCATAATTCAATTCGTTGTTTACGCACCCGCTGCATAACATCAACAACTCGCATTTTTTCCAGAATCGTCGCCAGTAAAATACTGTTGTCAGACGCTGCCATTTTTTCAGTTTATCTATCGCCACACCGCCCTCCCTTCGTCATCGATGCGCATCCATTGCGACCAGCACGGCTGCGACGCCTTCCAATGCTTCCACCCTCGCCCGTCACGCCATAACCGATGGAACGCGTCGTATTGATTCGCTGGGGTGTCGGTGTCCGCGTGTGTCCGCCCTGTAAGCCACTCGTAGGTGGCATCGTTAAACTGGAACAATCCGCCGTCTTTCGTGTGAGATCGTGCGTGCCTGCTGTACGTCCCGTAGTGGTGACCGTCGCCGCTCTCACACGCCACGATGGCCGCCGCTTCGCGTGTCACCTCGAAGGGAACGACGTTGCATTCTGAGCCGTTGCAGAGTAGGTACCAGAACAGTATTACGGCTCCCATCGTTTACGCTCCAATACCATGCCGACCGTCATTGCAATCACCGAAGCAACAAAGCCCACTACACATCCTGCGATGAATTCAAACACTGTATTTCCTCCGCTAAGCATTGCAACTCGTCGACAATCGCCGCCATGATTTCGTCAATCGTTGCGGTCATCTCCCGACCGCGACACACTACCTCGTCGTGTCCCTCGTCGGCCCGCTCCCGTACCAACATCCACCGCCCGCTTTCGCCGACGTCCACGCGGTACCAGTGCCGCCCAATCAATCTCGTCCATTGCGTACGCATTGCGTAGAACCTCCATCACATCGAAGACATCGTCTGGAGAACGAAGAACGAGTGCGGGGTACTCTGTCCAAGCGTCGAAGAATTCCCGTTGTTTGGCGCTGAGTGCGCCCGTTGCGGTTTTGACTTCAACTAAGAATAGCACGCCGCGGAAACCGCAAAGCAAATCAGGGACACCACCGCCGGCGTTGCCCATGTCCGCACCAATGGCGCCGTGGTAGATC